AACTTATGGTCAAATCACAATGAATAAAGCAATCGTATCCGCATCTAGTATGTATCAACCAGTCGGAGATTTTGATTTAAAAATCAATGATTTAACAGGTGGCAAACCAAAATTACAACAAAAACATTTCAGTTATGACGATACAGGAAATGCACAGCGTTTACTTCGTGCGTTTGGCGATAATATTCTATATTCGTATATTCACAAAAAATATTTCTTCTATTCAGGTAAAACTTGGGTCGAAGATAACATGGGTAAGATTTACGAAATGGCAGACTATATCGCAAACAATATTGGCAAAGAGCCTTTATTTGTAGCTGATGAAACTGATAAAGAATTAGTCGAAGCAGCAAAGAAAAGTTTAGTAAAGCATGCGAAATACACACGATCATATCGCGGTAAAGAAAATATGCTGAAAGATACACAACATCATGTGGCAATCGGAACAGATGAATTCGACAAAGACGGTTACTTATTCAATACGCAATCAGGTTATATAGATTTGAATAATGGCATGCTTATGGAACATAACAAGTCAAAACGGATGAGTAGAATCAGTTTTTCAGAATACAACATGAAAGCAGAAGCACCAATTTGGAATAACTTTTTAAAAGAAACGTTTCAAAATAACCAAGATTTAATCTCATACGTTCAACGTGCAGTCGGTTATTCGATGAGTGCAGACATGAGCGAACAGGTAATGTTCATCTTGCTTGGTGAAGGTAATAACGGTAAATCTGTATTTCTAAACGTATTAGAAGATGCATTTGGTACATACAGCATGAACATGCAACCCTCGACAATCGCAAGTAAGGTAGGTAGTCAAAGTGCAGATAGTGATATTGCACGATTGAAAGGTGCCCGACTTGTAACGACAACAGAGCCTAACAAAGGCATGAAGTTAGATGAAGGCCGCGTGAAACAGCTAACAGGTGGAGATACAGTAACCGCTAGATTCCTATACGGTTCAGAATTCGAGTTTAAACCTGAATTTAAAATTTGGATGGCAACTAACCACAAACCAGTGATTAGTGGAACGGATGACGGTATCTGGCGAAGAATGGCGGTAATTCCATTCGAGTACAAAGTGCCTAAAAGCAAAATCGATAAGAAACTAACTGCAAAACTAAAAGGCGAATTAAGCGGAATTCTCCGCTGGTGTGTTGAAGGTTATCAATCTTGGCGAGAAATCGGATTAGAAGAACCACAGATTGTTAAAGACCAACGTGATACGTATCGTGATGAAATGGATATGGTACATGCGTTCATTTCTGATAAGTGTGTGAAAAGCAGCGATGCAAGTGTTCGTAAGTCTGATTTATGGTCAACGTTCCAAGACTGGGTAAAAGAAAATAATGAATATTCAAAAATGAGTAGTCGGAAATTTTACAAAGAAATCGATAAACATTACCGGGTAAGTAAAACAAAAAGTGGTTTGCGTTATGTAGGTATCGGATTGCAATTTGACGATTTACGAAAGACACAAATTACAAGTGCTTTAGATGATGTTTCAGAATTGGGGTAAAAAGGTGCATGAAAGTGAAAGCGAAATTTCAATCGTGCACCTATTAAATCCCTTGTGGCAGTAAGGGTTTACTTGTGTAGGGTGCACGAATTGCACGATATTTATAATCTTTTAAATAAATTAATAATTATATAAGAAAGAAGTACAAATAGGGGTCAATTCGTGCAACTATACAATTTTTAGGTAGCAAAACAGTTGATATAACAACGTTTGTAGGTGGTGCACGAATGGAAGGAGTTGTTCACCATTAGCAACAAAGAAACGATTATTCAAAACAAAATTAGAGTTGCACTTTCTGATTACGGCATATTCTTTAGAGCCAATGTGGGTAAAGTAAGGATGGCAGACGGCCGTTACTTCGATACAGGACTTCCAAAAGGATTTAGTGATTTGTTTGGTTTTAGGTTTGCAGACAATAAGATTTGTTTTGTGGAAATTAAAACAGAAATAGGGAAAGTTAGACCTGATCAAGTGACATTCTTAAAAGCAATGAAAGCTAAAGGTGCAGTAGTAGGCATCGCTAGGAGTGTGGAAGATGCAATCGAATTAGTTACAACAGGCAGTAATAAAAGTACGGATGTGATTTTGTGATATATGCCACTTAATTTAAGGAGGAACTAATATGACAATCAGATTTAATAAACAGGGATATAAACCTACCAAGAAAGAACGAATTGAACATAGCATGGATACCTTTGAACGAAAAGTCGGTAAGGCATTAGACCATTTAAACGCTGGTGAGACTACCGAGAATCAATTTATCCACGAAATCAATGTGGCTCACAGTAATTACAAACACAACCAACGGAACATTTACAAAGAGGAGGACTAACGATGAAAATGACAAAAGCACAGTATGAAGTCTGGGAGGGCTCTGTTGAAGAAGCTGGAGAACATTACAATGATTTGATTTACTTCCTCGATTGCTTAGATATCGCCGATAAATATTTAAACCATCATTATCACACGCAACCATTTTTTTATACCGTGTTCCCAGAGTTCACAAAAGACACACGACGCTTTGTGCGAGTATGGCTTGGTGATGAACCAATTGAAGTGGAGGACTAGTTATGAACACACAAGATGAAATTAAAGCGTTAAAAGAACGTATTGCTGAATTGGAAGAACTAGCAAAAGAGGAACAAGAGTTTCCACAGGCTGGAGATATGTATTGGTATATAGATAACGATGGAGAAGTTATGGAAATGGAATGGCAAGGAAATGAATATGACCAAGGTCGATTATCAATCGACAACGTATTCAAAACCAAAGAACAAGCTGAATTTGCAGTGAAAAAACTAAAAGTAGAAGCGGAGTTGCGGAAGTTTAGTAGACCTTTTATCGAAGGGGAGGATAATTGGTATATGGCTTTGGGTGATGCTTTTGAAATTTATTATATGAATGACAGCATAGACCCGATACAAGGTGTCATTTATTTTGATAGCTTGAAAAGGGCTCACCAAGCAACTGGCGAAATCGGCGCTGACCGTATCAAGAAATATATTTTTGGAGTGGAGGACTAAACCATGAAGCATCCAGATATTGAAAAGTTAGAAAAGAAAGTCTTATTAGATCGCATTGAAGAATTAGAAAAACGTATCGAAAAATTGGAGAAGAAGAATGACAAATAAAAAGAAAATCATCATCGGCTTACAGGTAGTTGCGACAGTTTACTTACTGGGAAACATGCTTTACAACAACTTACAATCGTTTGACTTGATGTCCACAGCAATGGGTTTACTTGGTCTATTCGGTAATATCCTACTAGCGCACAAAAAATCAAGTACGTTCGCATTGAATATGTCTAATAACATTTTAGGTGGTATCTTGAGTTTCCAAAACCGTTTCTTTGCTGAAGTCGGAATGAATATCATTTACTTCTTAACACAAGCGTTACAAGGTATTCCTTATTTCAAGAAACATAAAGACGAAACTGGCGAGGTAGTAACCAAATCGGAGTTCGAGCCAATCAAAATCGTTACATATATTGCGTTCGGTACGCTGGCAATGGGGTTAGTAAGTAAGTTCTTCGATGGCAATATGGTGGTGCTAGATAGCGTTCAAAACGGTATCGCAATTGCTGCACAGTTACGTCAAATGAACGGTAATGCTGATGGTTGGCTACTATGGGTGCTATCTAACATCATTAACATCATTGTATGGGCATCAGTTGGTAACTGGATTTTAGTTGCATCGTTCGCAGCATACGCAATTGTGGCAGTTAGCGGATATCTGAATTGGAGTGAATAATTATGATTGATGTAAACGGTGTTTATTTTGAACCAAGGGAGAAAGTAACAGAACTAACCCACACAGCTATCTATGAAGGTCATGACGGTTATCGGTACATCGTAAAACGTGATAAATGCACACGCACCCAAGCAATTATTAAACTAGAACAGGAACGGGCAAAAACTGGGTTATCAATGCGTAAGTTTGGGGGGAGTATTGGTGTACCGAGTGCCACGTATACACGGTGGCAGAGTAAAGGGCGAGTGCCTGACACTGAATTAGGTGTAAAAACTGTAATGTATGTATTGGGAGTTAGTGAAAGTGTAGCGATTGAATTGATTGAGGAGGATTAAGTATGACAGACAACATTAAACCAGAACATTACCGAAAAGGAGAAATAGACCTTTTCGAAGAATGGTATCTAACCTATCCGTTCGAACAGTATCGAGCAATCATGCAGTCACACGCTGAAAAGTATTTAAGACGGAATAAGGTCAGTCGTGTTGAAGATTTGGAAAAATGTGTGGAAACCATAAGACGTTTGAAAGAGAAAGAGATTCAATACGCCAAAAAGAACACAAAGACACCACAAGAAGCTTTTAATGATATGGCTAAAGCTTTCGACGGCGTTAAAACTAAAACCGCTGGTCAGTATTTAGAAAATGTTTATCCTTACCATGATGATTTATTAAAACAATTGCAAAGTGACGGTTATGATTATTTAGCTAGGGATGAGAGCGGTGAGCTTTGGACTCATAGTTACCCTCCAACAAAACAAGGAAATAAGTGGTGTAGTATTAGTTACGTTAAGAGAATTTATAACGACAACTTCCCCGAAGTTAAATGGACAGACGATGAGCCAACTAAAATTTCCGATTTACTGGCAACTTACGAAAATGGTGGAGAAAACGGAAAATGATTAAAATATTAGAATTATTCGGTGGTATAGGAGCGCCTAGGAAAGCACTAATAAACCTAGGTGTGAAACACAAGTCTATTGATTATGTTGAATGGAATGAGAAAGCGGTCCGAAGCTATAATGCCATATTTGATAATAGATACCAGCCAGAGTCTGTAGTTGGATATAACTTGCAACCAGACATCTTGGTTCACGGTAGTCCTTGTCAAGATTTTAGCATTGCAGGTAAACAATACGGTGGGAATATCGAAGACGGCACAAGATCAAGTTTGTTATTTGAAACGATTAAAATCATTGAAAATCTGGGTATTTGGAAACCGAAAGTGGTGATTTGGGAAAACGTAAAGAATGTATTATCCAAGAAGATGATACCTGCATTCAATCACTATCTACATGATATGGAAGCGTTAGGGTATACCAATAGTTTTGAGGTTTTGGATGCAAGAAATTTTGGTATTCCACAGGCTAGAGAACGAATATTTACAGTTAGTATTTTAGGTGGCGAATACTTTAATTTCGATAATTTAGAATTTAAGAAGATGCGGGATATTAGTGGATTTCTAGAAGAGGATGTTGATGATAGGTACACAATCACACAACCTAGCATGTTAGCAAAGATCAACGCAACAGGTACAAGGACCTTGAAGCCTATAAAAGATTATGTGTGGACGATTACTACTAAGCAAATGCGATGCCCTAACAGTGGTATTGTCAGCATTGGGAACGGTCAGTATCGCTTGCTAACAGAGCGTGAATGCTGGCGATTGATGGGCTTCAGTGATGAAGATTTTGATAACGCTGAAAAAGCACACCCAAGACGACAAAGTTATTTAAACGGTACATTGTATCATCAATCAGGAAATAGCATCGTGGTAGACGTGCTTGAAGCGATATTTAAAGAGTTGTTTAAAAGCAGACAGGAAGTGAAACAATGATGTATGACGCTATTGTAACTACCAACGAAGGTAAACATACCTACCAAAATATCGAAGCTAAAAACGAGCAACATTTGACGGGTAAGATACACAAAGATATAAAGACTGAAATTGTTGAAATTGAAATTAAGAAAATTTTTGGAGAGGAATTTAATTATGAATAAAGTAACCGTATACAGCAAAACAGCGTGTGGGAAATGTGTATTCACGAAGAAGTGGCTTGAATCTAAAGGTATTCCCTACGAAGAAAAGCGTACTGACTTAGACGAGGATGCACGAAATGAAGTGATTGAAATGGGTTACCAAGAATTGCCAGTAGTTGTTGCTGGCGATGAAAGCTGGAGTGGGTATCAACCAGACAAATTGGCAGAGTTGGTGGAATAGATGGATATACTAACTCAACTGTTATTAGGCATAGGTGCATTCTCACTGATTGTAGTGGTCGGATCGTTCATTGGAATAATGATGGTCGTGATTGAAGATACGATTGAAGAACACCAACAGGCAAGAGAACGGAATAAGCGGAGGGAATAAATATGTATAAATTATATGTTGCAGTCGATGTAGGTTGTATTGATTGTGGAGAGAAAACATCTGTGATGGGGGTTTTCACAGAATTTAATAAAGCTCAAAAGGTGTGCGATGAACATGAAGAAAGACAAAGAAATAATTGGCATGGTAAACATAGTTTTGAAGTTCATGAAGTATATGACATAGACCAATTGGTAAGAGTTGAATATGATGATTAGCAAAATAATGAACGAATAATGTATGGAACAAGTGGAGGGACTAAATGAGTGAAGCTAAATACTTATTACAGAAAATTGCGTTCTTAGATGCAGAAATCAATTCGTTGATACGGGAACACGAAAGTGTTAAGTCAACGCTACTCAAAGCGACAGACTACTCCAATGAGCCAGTGGCGACTACCAAGCGGAATACCAGTGAAGATAAGTTGATTAAGTTAGCTGATAAGTCTAGTGATATTGATCTAAAGATTGATGAACTAGTGGACTTTAAAATCACGATGGGTAATCATATCAATCAACTGGAAGACGAGCGACACAGGGTAATACTCAGAGAGCATTACATCAATGGCTTATCATTCTGTGAGATTTCAGACATATTAGGATACACAGAAAGACACTTACATCGCATTCATGGCGAAGCTTTGTTGGCATTTCAAAATGTTTTAAAAGATGTCAGTTGATGTCATGGTATGTCCGTAAAGTAAGTGAGATAATGTTATTGTGGCAAAGCCACTTAAACACATAGCCACCTCCTTAGTGGAAAGTCTTTATCGTACGGAAATATGTTAAAGCAAACGCAGGTTCATCCTGTGGATATATAACAGGTACTAAGTGGACGAGCCACCATGATAGTTGCAAGGCTATCTAGTATCATTAGCAAGGCACAGTCAGCTCAAATACATTATACATTTAATCATCAACTGACTAACCTTGCTTTATTGAAAAGTACCAATCGCTTAAAATAGCATGCTTGCAAAGTAGATATATTAAAATCACTAGTGGTCTACTTGCGGTTGGTAGTTTTGAGCAATAAAAATAACATCAAGTCACCTTAACCGGTGGCTTTTTTTATGGTGGTGAAAAAGTGACAGACAAAGAAAAATATGGCGAAGCTATCAAAGACTTAAAAGAAGATGGCTTATCGTGGCAAGAGATTGCCGACACGTTGAATTTAGGCTATGACCAAGTGCGCATGATTGCTAGGCATTCAGACTACTACGATGGTATCAAGCAACAGAGCGCTAACGGTTCATCGGAAATCGACAAGAAAACTAAAAAAGCCGATGGCACAATTTCCAGTTTCATCCGCAAGCGATTAGATGAGAAACGCACCTTTACGCAAGACGAGTTATTAGAGTTACACGGCATCAACGCCGATGAGTTTGAAATCAACACAATCACATCCAATGAATGGTCTATGACTAATGGCTCAGGGGATAAGTATTGGAACTATCAATCGAAACTAACAGCTAAACCGAAATCAAAACAGCTCACTTTAGATCGTGTAGCTGAAATCATTAAGGATGTTGCGCCAGTAACAATCGAGTTATTAGCAGACGAAGTGCCAGAACAATATCTATGCTTGCCATTTTACGACATGCACTTTGGTTTAAACACCTTTGAAGATTATAGCTACTTGCTAGCTAGAATTGTGGATATCATCGAAAACACATACGAGGAAATTTTAATCATTGTTGGTGGAGATTATATCCATGTCGATAACCTACAAGGCACGACAGAAAGAGGTACTTACATCGACACTGTGGACTTTGAGAAAGCTGTGAGTGATGCGACTAAGTTTCTAAAAGCGATTATCGAAACAGCGTTACAGTATTGTCCAAATGTAAAACTAACTTACCTTCCTGGGAATCATGCACCATCGAACGATTATATGCTGATGCAAATTATCAAAGCTACTTATCCCGATTTAAATGTTGATGATGCTATTACGGAGTTTAAACACGCTTGGTTAAATAATCACGCTATCTTTATGCACCACGGCGATAAAAGAAAAGCAAGTAATAAAATCATTGAAGTGATTGTATCAGAGTACGCCAAAGAATGGGGTCAAGCTGAAAGCAGATACTTGGTTACAGGACATTTACACCACGAGCGAACATTAAGCAATGCTGGTATCACACACTATCAAGTGATGAGCCCATCGAAACCATCTAGCTATGACAAGCGAATGGGATATGTGACTTCAGAAGATGGCTTGATGTTATTGGAATTTGATGATGTGAAAAGGTCAGCTATTTATTATTTATAAGAAATGAAAGGGGTGATGGAAAATCGCAAATTTAACACCGAAACAAAAGAAATTCGCTGATGAGTACATCATCACAGGCAATGCGACACAGTCAGCAATTGAAGCTGGGTATAGCAAGAAGTATGCAAATACCAACGCAAGCAAATTACTACAAAACACTACAATTAAGGAATATATAGCAGAGCGGTTTAAACAAATCGAAAGCCATAAGATAGCAACCGCTGATGAGGTCTTACAGGTACTAACATCGATTATTAGGCTAGAGTTCACAGAGGAACAGCAAACTATTAACCCACTGACTGGTAAGGTAGAAACACTGGAGAACAAACCGACTACTAAAGACGTGATTAGTGCAAGTAAAGAATTGTTGAAACGCTACCCAACTAATGTCGAACTCAAGAAACTAAACCTTGAAATTGAGAAACTACAATCACAGATTGGCGGTAACGAACAACAAGACGACAAGATTGCCGACTTCATTTCTATGTTGAAAGACGAGGTGCGAGATGGCGATTAGTGATTTATACACACCTAAACAGTTACAAGTGTTAGATCGCATTTGGAATGACGATTTTTTCATTTGTGGGTTACATGGTGCTAAACGTGCTGGTAAGACGGTAGTTAATAATGATGCCTTTATCAGTGAACTGTTACGTGTAAGACGGATAGCTGATGAACAAGGTGTAGACGAGCCGATGTATATATTAGCTGGCACGTCATCAACATCAATTCAAAATAACGTACTACAAGAACTATACAACAAGTATGAGTTCGAGCCTAAGTATGATAAGCATGGCTCATTCGTATTTAAAGGCGTGAAAGTTGTTCAAGTTTATACAGGCTCAATCAGTGGTTTAAAACGAGCTAGGGGTTTCACCGCTTATGGCGCTTATATAAACGAAGCGTCACTAGCCAATGAGCAAGTGTTCAAAGAAATCATTTCTAGGTGTTCTGGTGAGGGTGCTAGGATAGTGTTCGATACTAACCCGGATAACCCGAACCACTGGCTTAAACAGGACTATATAGATTCTGATGACGATATGATTATCAACTTTCACTTTAAACTAGACGACAATACATTTTTGTCAGAACGTTATAAGCGGTCTATTAAGGCAGCGACACCGAGCGGTAAGTTCTACTCACGGGATATAGAAGGAAAATGGACTGTAGCAGAAGGTGCAATCTATGCAGACTTTGACAAGAACATTCATATCGTGGATAACCCACCTAATAACATCGCAAGATATTACGCGGGGGTCGACTGGGGATATGATCACTTCGGCTCTATTGTGATTATTGGCGAAACCGATGATGGTGTAGCGTACATTGTAGATGGTATAGCTGAACAGTATAAGCACATCGACTGGTGGGTAGAGCGTGCGAAAGAGTTCATCGAAAAGTACGGAAACATTAAGTTCTATTGTGATACCGCTAGACCAGAACATATCGCTGACTTCAAGCGTAATAACATCAAGGCAATGCACGCTAAGAAAGAGGTTATCGCAGGTATTGAAGAAGTTGCCAAATCGTTCAAGGAGAACAAGCTTTTCTATGTTAAAGACACCATTCCAAGATTTGAAGATGAAATATATCAATACCGATGGAAAGTTAATTCAGTGAAAGATGAGCCTATCAAGGAATGGGACGACATACTCGATTCCATTAGGTACGCCTTATTCACCGAACGAAAAGGCAAAATCAAAGTAAAACTATTTAAAGGAGGGGTGTAATGAACACACAATACATATCGTTTCACGATGGGGAATCAGTCGTCATGCTGCCAGAAGGTGTGAAGAATGAATTTATATTACCAAAAGGCACTGCTATGACTGGTAAGTTACTTCGTGAAATGATTGATAAACATAAGCAATATGTACCTAAATACCTTGAATCAAAACGAATGTACGAGAATGATTACGGTATTATGCACAGATTAGACAGAGCGTATCACAAGCCAGACAATCGTTTGACGGTAAACTTGGCTAAATACATTGTGGATACGTTTAACGGTTTCTTCATGGGTAAACCAGTTAAAGAAAGCCATGAAAATGAACTAATTAACAAATTCGTTCTTGATTTTAACAGACGGAACAATTTAGATGACCACGAAGCAGAATTAAGTAAAATCGCATCTATCTATGGACATTCATTTGAATATATCTTCCAAGATGAGAATGCAGAAACAGAAGTGGTATATGAAACACCTTTAGGTATGTTCATTATTTATGACGATACAATCAAAAAGAAACCAATGTATGCAGTTCGCTATGACTATGACGAACAAGGCAGGGTGTACGGTGAATTGATTACGCACACTGATTACTTGTCGTTTAAACAAGACAATGTATTTGATATGGCGATTGAAGTGCCTAGCAACGAAACAAGACACTATTACGGTGGACTACCAGTAGTTGAATACTTACAAAATTCAGAACGTCAATCAATTTTTGAGAATGTGAAGTCGCTTATTAACGCATTAAATAAAGTCCTGTCAGCTAAGGTTGATGATATTGAATACTTTGCTGATGCGTATCTTGCGATACTGGGCGCAGAAATTGAAGATGCTGACTTGGCTAGATTGCTTGAAAATCGGGTGATTAACCTTGATGGCGATGGTGCAGACAAGGTGACGATTAAATTCCTTGAGAAACCAAGTTCTGACACAACGCAAGAAAACACAATCAACTGGTTATTAGATTTAATCTATCAAACGGCAATGGTATCGAATGTAAATGATGATAAATTCAGTAAATCATCGGGTATTGCACTTGAAATTAAATTACAACCAATGTCAAATCTAGCATTGACTAAAGAACGAAAGTTTAAATCAGCGATGCAAGATAGATATAAGCTAGTGTTTAATCTACCTACTAACATTCCAGTTGGATATAAAAATGAGTGGCAAAATATTCAATACACATTCACACAGAATATGCCACGCAATATCAGCGATGAAGTAGAAAACGCAAGAAACCTTGAAGGTATCGTGAGCAAGGAAACGCAACTAAGCCAGCTATCGTTCATTGACGATGCGAAAGAAGAAATTGACAAATTGAAATCAGAGAAACCAGAAGAAGAACAATACGACTTTCAGAAATTTGGTGATTAACCATGGTAGACAATTATTGGATCAATCGAAACTTAGAACAACAACATATCCAAGACGAAATCATTCGTGATAAGACTTATAAAGAAGAATTGAAACGTATATACATGAATGCTTATGACAGTATTGATGATGAGTTGAATCGTGAAATTACCTTCTTATCGAATAGTGATAGTGTTAGCTATGCCGAAGCCAAGCGAACAATTAAACAGTTTGACGTTGACCGTTTCAAACGTACCGCAAAACGAATGGTTGACGAAAAAGACTTTAGTCCAGAAGCGAATAGACGCTTGCGTAGATATAACGTAACAATGCGAACAAACAGACTGGAATTGATGCAAGCATATATCAATTTGAATGTTGTAAGACTGACTGATGACGAAATGGGCTTGATTGAGAAATACCTAACAGACACCGCTATTAACGAAATGAAGCGACAAGCTGGTATTTTAGGTATGACTGTACCAAGTCCAGAGCTATTAAAGCGTTCTGTAAAAGCAGTTTTGGAATCAGATTTTCAAGGCGCACACTTTAGCGACAGACTTTGGAACAAGTCAGACGCATTCAACGCTGACCTAGAAAAAGGCATGCGACAAGTATTGATACAAGGTGAAAACCCACGAGTTGCAGCGAGAAATATTAGAAAGTATGTTAAAGACGTTACGGAAACAGTAACTTACGTAAGCGAACGATTGGCAATTACTGAAGGCGCTAGAGTTCAAACAGCGACACAAAGATTGAGTTTTGAAGAATACGATATTAACAAGTATGTTTACATTGCAGAGCCTACCGCTTGTAAGATTTGCGGTGCTTTAAATGGAAAAATATTCAATGTAACTGATATGCGTGCTGGTGAGAATGCAGCGCCAATGCACCCTTTTGTCGGTGCTCGGTTGCGGGTAGGGTAGAACGCACGTAATCGAGCAAATAAAGTAAAAGAGGTAGTTTTATGGATAACAAAGTCGAAAGGTAGCGTGATCCAATGCTGAAAAATGCAAGTATCTAACTGACTTTAATTACATGATTAAGTCCAAGCATTGACGACATTAAAAGCTATGGTTAAAGTGCAAGCATTCATTCACTCAAAAAGGTATGGAAGGAGATATACATAATGAAATTTGATTTACAATACTTTGCCGAAGATGCAGAAACTAATGATGTAGAAACAAACAATGTAGAAACTTCAAATGATGAAGGTGACGACAACCAACCAGAATTTAAATATACTGATGCTGATGTGGATGCAATCGTTAAGAAGAAATTAGCTCGAGCTGAAAAAGAAAAAGCGAACGCAGTAGCAGAAGCGGAAAAGCTAGCGAAGATGAATGCCGATGACAAAGAGAAATACGAACGTCAAAAGCTAGAAGATGAGTTAGCGGAGTATAGAAAACGTGAAGCAGTGCAAGGTCTTTTAAAAGAAGCTGATAGCATGCTTAAATCAGAAGGCATTGATATTGATGATGAGTTGCTTAAAACTGTAATCGGTGACGATGCAGAAACCACTCAAAACAATATCAAGGTGTTTGCAGAATCGTTCAATTCAGCGGTTGAACAAGCGGTTAAGAAAGCATTGTCTGGTGAGGCACCAGCTAAGTTTAATAACGTAGGCAAAGCGTGGACTAAAGAAGAAATTATGAATGTAACTGATGCAAACGAGCGTCAAAAATTGATTCAAGAAAACCGACACTTATTTTAAATTAAAAGGAGAGAAATAAAATATGGCAACACGAACTTTTCCAGAAACAAACCAACAAGATACTTTAAACTTCCAAGCATTAGAAGCTAAATCAATCGACTATACCTCACGCTTTGGTCAAAATTTTTCCAAATTTGTCGAAGCACTAGGGATCACCCGCCAGATTCCAGTTCAAGATGGTTTCACCATTAAATTATACGG